ATAGATACACCACTTGGTAAAGTTTATTTTTGTCATGGTAAAACAGCAGATGTTCTTAAATTAGCACAATCTATGGGTATGTCATGTGTTCAGGGTCATTATCATAGCTTGATGGGTGTAAGATACTATGGAAACAGTTTAGGGCTTTATTTTGGGCTACAGGTAGGTTGTATGATAGATTCTAAAAGTTTGGCATTTAGATATAATAAATTACAAAAAGCTAGACCAATTATAGGCTGTTCAGTAATATATAATGGATTACCTATAATTGAGCCATTTATTAAAGATAAGAGTGGAAAATGGGTCGGAAAGCTACTTTAAAGGCACATAGAGCCACAGAGAGGGCTACTCAAAGACAAATAGGTGGTAATCACTATAAACTACCTATATCTCCTTTAAAATTTATCTTAGCCAATAAGCTTAACTTTGTAGATGGAAATATTGTTAAATATGCAGTAAGAAACAAAAAGGGAGAAAGCCTTAAAGAAAAGTATGATAAAATTATACATTACGCAGAATTAGGAAAAGAATTATTAGGAGAATAATATGTGGCTTTCATTGTTAAAAAATCCATTAACTAAAATGGTTGTAAATAAAGCAGTAGATCATTTTAAACATAAACAAGAAAAAATTAAAACTATAAGACAAGCAGAAATAGAAGCTTGTAAAGAAGTTGATGTACAAAGAATTAAATCACAGGATAAATCATTTAAAGATGAAATTTTATTATTATGGCTCGTTGGTATGCTTACAACAGGTTTTTTTGAAAGTACAAGAGATAACTTCAGAGCATGGGTAGAAATTATAAACGATTTACCTGATAGTGTATGGTATTTATTAATTATTGTATTTACTGCAACTTTTTCTACTAAGATGACAGATAAAGTTTTAAACAGAAACAAAAAGAAGTAATATGATGAATGACCAACGATGCAGTAATTATAGAAGTAGAATTTCAGCTTGAAAGTATTTACGAACCTTTTGGTCATTTTGTTTGTTTAAGATTTATAGATCAAGCACCAAATCATTGTAAGCTAAACAAATTAGTAAAAGATATGGGTCAGTATCCTGATGTAAAATTGATTGATTATGAATTTTCTGTAAAACCAATAACACATGAAACAGATATTAGAGGATTAGAAATTACAAAACATTAGCGACCCACCAAGTCTCCCTGATGGGTCTATCTTTATGTAATGTAATTAAACCTAAGGGAGCAATATCAACATAAAGAATTTTGTTAGCCCTCTTGTTTTCCAGCAAGAGTTAAATCTCTTTTTACTTCTGTTTGTCTTACAGATAAATAACGATCTAAATTGTTATACATAAGCTTTGCTTTTATTAATTCACTTTCAGCATGAGCATAACTTTTTATTATTGTTTCATACTCAGGGTCAGTTCTAGCTTTGTGTTCAGCTTCTCCAACTGTTTTAGTATCAAGTTTGTATTTAAGAAATAATTTTGAGAATATAGCTTTTTTCCCTTCATCTAAAATAATTACTTTCTCAGCCCACTTAGACCACTCATTAGAAGCTTCTGTCATTTTTTTATAAGCTTCTTTACTATTTAAATTCATTGTTTCCATTTAAACTCCTGTTGTAAAACATATCTAAAAATACCTGTAGTTGGGTCAAAGTCTATCTTAGAACATCCAATTAATAAAATAAAAACAATAATTGATACTACAGTTACAATAAATTTATAAATTAATTTTGTATATTTACGATGTATTGGATGACCAAATATTATCATGGGTATTGTAACATCTCTTTAGCTTCAGCTTTTAATTTTTTTATTTCATCATTAAGAGCATTTATTTCTAATCTTAGTTTGCCATTTAATTTTTGATGATCTTCGTTTAAATTTTTAAGTTGTTTAAATTCTAAATACAAAGCTTGGATTTCTTCTAGCTTTAATGCAAAATCTTTTTTTATGTTATGAAGTTCTTGAACTAATCCTTTTATCTTTAAGTCTTTATCATCTTCAATCATATTACCTCTTTAAAGTGCTGGACAGTAGAGAGAGAAAAACCATCCAGCACATAACCTAAAAGTATGTTATGAAAAAAATATACTTATAATGCTTACGCATTAATTTCTCTCTATCATATAACTTTTAAAAATCATAACGAATCATTTGTAACTGATTTGCTTTGATTTGAAAAACATTAAATATTCTATTCTAAATTGTATTATATGTTAAATAAGCTAGGTTTTAAGCCATTATTTTAGGGGTTGTAATTCAACCTTAATAATGCTTATATGTCTGTATATGTTAAATATAAAAAAAACAAATAACCTAAAAGGAGAAAACACAATGACTAAATTTATTAGTGTTAAATCAACAAACCAAACTATGTACTCTATAAATGTAGATCACATAAAATTAGTAAGTTATAGATCAGATGGTCAAAAAAATTATCTTACTGAAATTCATGTAGGTAATTACAGAGTAGATACTTACGATCAAACAATCCAAAAACAATTAGAGGAGAGAGAATAATGATTACTAAAAAAGTAAATAAATTAATTAGAGTAATTTCTAAAAGATTTCAAATTGATAGAGACTTTTTATTTTTATCTTTGAAATATGATTCAAGATTTTACTCTATTATAGAAGTTGCTTGTGACTTTAATGTTGATGCACTTAAAGTTTGCAAACATCTAAAAGAAAATGCTGAAACATTTAAACTTAACTTTAATAATTAAAGGAGAGAGCAAATGGATAAGTTAAAAACAATTAAAATCAAAAAGTTTGATACTCAACAAAAAGCACTTGATTATCAAAAAACAATAACAGGCAAAAACTTTGATGATGGTTATGTAAAAAGAAAAGATGACCATAATTTAGATACTACGAAAGGAAACACAATACCTTTTATGGTTTCTGAAAATGGAGACTTATATTATGTATATACAACTCCAAAAGAAAATCTAAATCTTTTACATAAGCTTGAAGTTCACACAATGTTATCTGATTCTGATTTTAATATTGCAAGATTAGAAGATGATAAAATTGTAATTTCAGGTCAAGTTCAAGTTCCAAATAATCAACCAGCTAGAGATTTGTGTGTCAAAAAAAATATTATTTTGACAAGCGAATCTTATTTATAGGAGAGAGCAAATGGATAATCAAAAAATAAGCGATTTACATTTAGCACAAGGAGAAGCTTGTGCTAAAGCTTACCCATCAAACAAAGCTAAAGGTTTGATTGACGAAAATGATTTAGTAAATTTTAATGGAGAGAAAGTTCCATACTATTTATTGAATCCTGAACTAACAGCTTTTAACGAGCCAAGAAGTAAAGCACCAAAAGATAGTGATGAATGGTGGTTTGGCTTTTTAAAAAAACATAACATGATTGATTATGGAGATAAACCTAAAACAAATATCTTTGACATCATTGTTAAATTTATTGTTAATAAAGAGAGAGAGTATAAATCTGAAGTAATCAATTATGTTAAGTCTAAAGACCAAATGGTCAAAACCAATGCTATTTCAAATCAGATAAAAAAGATGATTGATAATGGAATTTTACAATCTGTTTCTCAATCAGGACAATCTGTTTTATCTAAAGGCAGATATTGGAATACGCATATTAACCTAAAAGGAGATCAATAATGTCAAAAGAAATAAAAGATGAATTGTTTAATGATGCTTTAAAACAATTAGCAATAATGAACATGGGTAAGGCTGATTACTTTGCATTTTTAAACAAAGTAATAGATCAAGGAATCGCATCTGAACTTGATAAATGTAAAGATGACGAAAGACTTGAAGTTAAAATAAATAAGATAATGGTTAATGACCAACCACATCTAAAAATTGATTTTAACAGAGTCAAAAAGGATAGTAAAAATGACTAAATTAATATTATCAATTAACACTAGAAATAAGTCATTTAATTTGCTAGAACAAGTTTATAAAGATTTTGGGGTGGTATTCCATCCCAAATCTACTGTTGTTTCAGTAGAAAACTTTATAAAGGAGAAGCTAAATGCAAAAGCAAATAGTGAAGCTTCAGGCAAAGTACGACAAGCAAGTAGTAAGAGAACAAGACTTGTTGGAAAAGCTAAAGAGACTGAGGTTTCAAAAAAAACAAGTTGCTTGGAAGATGCACCAAATAAAATATCATCCAGCAATTATTTAGAGAGAGGATAATAATTGGTTATGAAAAATGTACTTTTAATCGCAACCCTTGTCTGCTTTTTAAATGGCTGTGCATCTTATCAGCCAATTATTGACACAAAAGGTAAGTCTAAATTTGAGACTAGCAACGCAAGTGACATATCAAACGATATTATATTGTGCGAGAAACTTGCTAAAAACAATACAACACTTCTTGGTAATATAAATTTTTGGATACTGTCTCCTAAAGCTGAGACTCAATATAAAGACATTTATAGAAAATGCTTACTAGGAAGAAACCATCAAGTTCTTAACTAAAGGAGAGAAAATGAAAAAACCTAAATGTATAACTTGTGGCAAAACTTTAAAAAGACGATCAAAAACATATCATTCACAAAAAGAGCCATACTCAGGAAATATGATTTGTTATGGAAAAAAAACACATCTACCAACACCTGATATACAACCTGACAATCCACATGATAAAATAACTATACTTGGCAGATCATACCCTATTTATGATTACACATTATGGGATGGAGAAAGTTATTATTATTATTTAGGCAAATACAGATTTTGTGGTGTAAATTGTACTGCTAAATATGGAATAAAACATTTACCTAAAAAAGAGAGAGGAGAACTGTAATGACAAAACCAACAGCAAAAATTAAGAAACTAAGCTTTCAATGTGCAAGATGTTTTAAGAAAGATGCAGATAAGT